AATGCTAAACTACAAGCAGCACAAACATTGTTGGATAGAGTAGGTATTGCAAAACGAGATAAACTTGATGTAACGCATACAGCAGCATCAGGCATATTCATTATACCTGCTAAAGAAAAATTAATAGATGCTAATGCAGAGGATGTTGAAATAGATGATGAAGAGAAATAGTTCGACTATTCCTTTTGGTTATAGATTAGGTGAAGATAATAAAACACTAGAGATTGTTGATAAAGAAGTATCAGCATTAAAAGAAATGAAAGATGGTGTTAAGTCAGGTGCTTTTAGTTTAAGAGGAGCAGTTGAAATATTAGAACATCAAACAGGCAGGAAGTTATCAGCTATGGGTTTGAAAAAAATCATAGACAAAGATAAACCAGAGCCAGTAATACAATCAAAAGGTTTGTTAAGTAAGAATGACTGACGAGAAACCAAAGAGACAATATAACTATAGCTATGCTCACAAAGCTAAGATGGCTTCAAGAAAAGCTGTCAAAGCAAAAGAAAAAGAAATAGCTAAACTAAAAAAAAACTTGGAGAATAAGACAAGAAGACTTCGAGAAAAAAAAGAAACTTTGAAGGTCGTACAAAATGCCGAAACGAATAAAGAAACCAAGAAAGGTCTGGTCATCGAAGAAGACAAACTTGATACCTTACCTAGTCCTGTTAAAAAACTCATTGAAGAAGAAAAAGAAAGAGTAGTATTTAAACCTAACGCAGGACCACAAACAGATTTTCTAGCAGCCCCAGAACAAGATGTCTTGTATGGTGGTTCTGCTGGAGGTGGTAAATCGTATGCTATGTTAGTAGACCCATTACGATTTATGCACATTAAAGAACATAGAGCATTACTGTTAAGAAAGTCAATGCCTGAATTAAGAGAACTAATAGATAAGTCTAGAGAGTTGTACCCTAAAGCTTTTAAGGGTGCAAAGTTTAGAGAAGTCGAAAAGATATGGAGATTCCCTTCAGGAGCTTCATTGGAGTTTGGTTACCTTGATAGAGATGCTGATGTTTATAGATACCAAGGACAATCATATACCTGGATAGGTATTGATGAGTTAACACAGTATCCAACAGAGTTCCCACTCCAATACTTGCAATCACGATTGAGAACAACGAATAATGAAATACAATGCTACATTCGGTGTACTGCAAACCCTGGAGGAGTTGGAGGAAACTGGGTTAAGAAAAGGTATCTAGACCCAGCTCCACCAAATGAAAGTTTTAAAGGTGAAGATAAGATAACAAGAAAATTTATACCAGCTAGATTAGAAGATAACCCATATCTATCTGAAGATGGTAAGTACGAGCAGATGTTACAATCATTACCTGCTGTACAAAGAAAACAATTACTAGAAGGTAACTGGGATGTTTCCGAAGGAGCTGCCTTTACAGAATTTGATTATGATAGTCATGTAGTAGAACCTTTTGATTTACCTAAACATTGGGTAAGAGTAAAAGGTATTGACTATGGTTACGCAGCAGAATCTGCAGTAGTGTGGGCAGCAGTAGACCCAAGTGATGAAACATTAATTATTTATAGAGAATTATATCAGAAAGGTTTAACAGGCGAAGACTTAGCTACTAGAATCTTTGAGTTTGAGAAAGAGGATAGGTTGTCTGTAAGTGGTGTGTTAGATGGAGCTGCGTGGGCAAGGACTGGTGCTACTGGTCCAACTGTAGGCGAAGTACTATCTAGAGCAGGACACAAGCTTAGAAGAGCTGACAAGAATAGAATTCAAGGCAAGATACAAATACATGAAAGATTAAAACTAAACGACAAAGGTCGACCTAAGCTTCAGATATTTAAATCTTGCCCCAACTTAATAAGAGAAATACAATCTATACCTATTGACCCTAATAGACCAGAGGATGTAGATACAAAAGCATCTGACCATGCTTACGATGCTCTAAGATATTTAGTTATGTCTAGACCTAGAGCAACTTCAGTATGGGAAGAAATGTCAAACAAAAAACGATGGACACCATCAGACCCAACATTTGGATATTAATATGAGAGATAAAATAAAAGAAAGTTTAATAGCACACGCAGAAGGACATATAAAAAAACACTCAACTAATGTAGAGATATATTTAAATAACTCTATGGGTATTGGAGAACATTCCGATATAGTAGAAACTATTGAAAAAGAATTACAGATGATAGCTAAGTATGATGACCAACTAGAAGTATTAAGAAAGTATTTTTAATGCCATTATATACTTTTAAAAATACTACTACTGATGAAGAATATGATGAGGTTATGAGCTATGAAGAGCTTCAAGAATATTTAAAACAAGAACATATACATCAAGTATTTAAAATGAATATATACAGATACTCAGATGCTGGTGGAATCAAAGACCAATTTACTGACTGGGCTAAGGATAGTAAGGTAAATGGTAAAGGAGATTTTAAACCTTATGGTAAAGGTAAAAAAGGATTTAGTAAAATGAAACAACAGCAGGAGGAGAAAAAAGGTAATGGTTAAGAAGAAGATTAAATTAAATACTAGAGCTACTAGAGAAATAGACAAGTATCCTTTAGTTTCTGTGTACTGGCTTGACATTTGCTCCGACAGCTCGTGGCAATCTATTGAAGGTTGTAAGAAAGCAAAGCTGCCTATTTGTGTTACTAAAGGTCACTTATTAACTCAAACCAAAGGAGTGACAAGGATATTTGGAGATTATTCTTTGGCTGATGAGGAGTCAGGCAAGATTGAAGAGATTGGAAACAGCACGATTATCCCTAATAGTGTTATCGTGGAAATCAAGAAAATAGTTGACAAGAGGTAATAATAACTGTATTATTATATTACTGCACAAATAATTTAAGGAATTATATATGGCTACTTACGACCAGGTTAGAGAAGATTCAAATCCATCTATGGATGAAGCAAAAGAAGAAGAAGTAATTTCTAATCTTGTTGCTCAAATTAATTCTAGGTTTCAACAATGTGAAACTACTAGAGAAGATGATGAAGATAGATGGCTACAAGCTTTCCATAATTACAGAGGAAGATATTTTAAGAATGTAGCTTTCAGAGACCATGAAAAATCTAGAGTTTTTGTTAAAGTAACTAAAACAAAAGTACTAGCAGCATATGGTCAATTGATTGATGTATTGTTTGGTGCAAATAAATTTCCATTAACTATTCAAGAAACTAGAGTACCTGAAGGTATAGATGAGTATGCTCATTTAAATCCATTAAAAGAACAAATGGGTATGAATGAAAATGAACAACCTATTCCAGGTATAGAAGGTAATATGGATTATGTTCCTGGTGAAGCACCTATGTCAGGATTAAATGGTGGTTTAGGTTTTCCTGGTGATGGAAATGATTTAGCTCCTGGTACTACATTTGATACATTAAATGGAAATGCTAAATTAGGTTCTTTAGAAAAAGAATATGAAGAAGCAAATTTATCTTCTGGACCAGCTCCAAGTCCTGAGATGCCACAAATTAAACCTGCACAGATTGCAGCAAGAAGATTAGAAAAATTAATCTTAGACCAAATAGAAGAATCAAATGGTAGTATTGAATTAAGAAATGCAATCTTTGAATCTTGTTTATTAGGAACAGGAATTATTAAAGGACCTTTTACTTATAATAAAACTTTACATAAGTATACTGAAACAGGTAATGGTAGAGAATATACACCTGAAACTGTTAAAGTTCCTAAAATGGAATTTGTTAGTGTATGGGATTTTTATCCAGACCCAAATGCTAGAACAATGGAAGAAGCAGAATTTGTAATTCAAAGACATAGATTAAATAGAAACCAAGTTTTAGATTTAGTTAATAGACCTTTCTTTAACAAAGAACAAATACTTGAATGTATTAAGATGGGTGCTAAGTATAATAAAAAATCTTGGGAAACAGATATAGATTTAGAAAAGAGTCAATACCCTGATATTGAATCAAATAGATTTGAAGTATTAGAATATTGGGGAACAATAGATGCAATGAGTGCTAGAGAAGAAGGTCTAGAACTTGATGAATCAATTGATGATTTAGAAGAAGTCCAAGTTAATGTTTGGATGATTAGAGATAAAGTAATTAGAATTGTAGAGAATCCATTTAAACCTTTTAGAACTCCTTACCAAGCTTTTGTATATGAAAAAAATCCATATACATTTTTTGGTATTGGTGTTCCAGAAAATATGGATGATGCACAACAAATTATGAATGGTCATGCTAGAATGGCAATTGATAATTTAGCATTAGCTGGTAATTTAATATTTGATGTTGATGAATCAGCACTAGCATCTAATCAAACTATGGAAGTATTTCCTGGTAAGATTTTTAAAAGACAA